TCCTACGCTACTACCCGACGGCGGCGGCTAGGGGCCGGAGCCTCTGCCGGCGCTTCCACCACCGGCGCTGGCTCGTCAGCGGTCAGGCTGACCCACTCCTCCACGCCGAACGTCGGCGTGTAGATGCGGCCATAGCTCTTGTGTTGGTAATGCTCCTTGCCCAACGTGATGATCGGCACCGGCGTGGACTGATCCTTTTCCACCTGCACCGCGATTGCTACGGCCAGCTCCTGCACACCTCGCTTTCCACCCACACTGGTGGTGGTGAACCGCGCTTCCATACCGGCGTCCTCACCGCTGATGCACTTGAGCGACATACCAACCTGCGTTTCCCAGCCCTTCTTGGCGCCGGAAGGCGCTGCGTCCAACTCCGGCAGCGGATCGCTAACCGAGGCCATCTTCTCGCCTAACACCTCACCATCGCCCCAGGCGATGTAGCCGTGGACGAATGAGAACGGGTTAACGGCCCACTGCGAACCGTCCTCGACTTCGGTCTGGTCTGCACCGAATACCCAGTGCCCCGTTTTATCCATTTTCAGGATGACCATACCACTGGGGCCAGCAGCGGCCTCCAGCTTACGAAGCGATTGCGAAAGGCTTGCTACTGCCGGGAGTCCTGCACCTGCAAACGTGACTAGATTTGACATTACTTTACTCCTAGATGATTTTAGAAAGAGCAGCGGTCAACTGCTGCCCGATTTGCAAAACCGCTGGCCTCGGATCTGACTCCGGGGCCAACGTATCGCCCGATGACACTGACACCGTCAGTCCTTCAGGCAGATTCTGTTTTTTAGCCTTCAGCAGTTTTTCTGCTTGGGCCGGGGAAACGATTGCCAATTTCATAGGGTCAACGCCCAAATCGCGCAGCGCGGTAACGGCCTTCTGCTCATCGGCCCACTTGCGTGTGCCACGCTTTGCGACCAGTTTCCAACCGGGTATTTTATAACCCTTCTCGATCTTGGTCTGCACCAGCGCGTTCAGGTCGTCGATCCAGCCCTGCAACAGCACGGCGTTGGACGCATACGCGCCGAGCATCGTGTCGTCGATGGCGTCGAGCTTGACCTTTAGTGCCCGGTCTACCGCGCCGGTCATGGCGGGGCAGGTCGGTTTCGCGGGGCAAAACTTGCAATGCGACCCCGGCTTCAGCGCCGCGTCAGGCAGACTGGCAACCTTCACCGCCCGTTTGAGATCCTTCTCGAACGCCTTGATGCGCGCCGGTGTGGTCGTCCAGCGCCGTATCACTGGCGGCTGAATGATAACGCACTCAATGGTGGTGGCACCCTCAAACACCCACGCTGCCTCGGGTGTTCGCATGGCCGCAGCGGCGTAATACATCAACTGCTCGTTTTCTTCTGCACCAACGGCAATGCCATCGCCGAACTTCCAGTCGATGACATACGCCGTGTCACCCAAGCGGCCCAGCACGTCACAGCTACCGAACGCACCAGGCAGGTAAGCACCAAAACCTACGCGTGTCTCGATGGCAAGTTTCATCGCTTGATCGGGGTCGAGCGTGTCCAGCAGATCCAGCGCGGGCTGGAGCTTCTGGTCGATCATGTCCTGATCCAGAATCTGCCCTTCGTAGGTAGTCCCGATCAGATCCGCAGGTGTCTTATCTGCAAGCAACACCTCGCTGATGGCGGTGTGCAGCAGTGTGCCCTTGTCGGCGTAGGTGCTGGATGGCGACGGTGGGGCCAGTTTTACCAGTGCCACGCTGCCGGGGCAGTTCATCACGCGCTTGGCGGTGCTACCGCCTACAACTGTAGAGTGTTGCATTATTTGATCTCCTCGGCGTATTCAGCCGCCAGATCGGCCACCAGATCGGAGCCGGTCAGGTGCTTGACCAGCATCTTCTCGACCGTTTCGCCTTCGCGGTAAATACGGTCTTTAAACGCCTGAGTGTTGGATGATAGGCTGGCAACATATATTTCCATGGCATAACTGGGGTCGCGGTTCTCAAGCAAGAAATCGTACAGGTCAAACTTGGCCCGACCCTTGGCGGGATACTGGCCGTAGTCAAGGATAGTTGCAACTACGACCTCCAGCGCCAGTTCCATATCACGCTTCGTTATTTCCATAATGTCCTCATCTCCGTGGTATTCCATTTGACTCTCCTTTAGTGAGAAATAATAGTAGCACACTTTTATTTTATGTGCTAAAGTTTTTTACATGATACTAGAACGTGACATTGAACGCTACCTTGTGCGCCGCACCATTGAGCACGGTGGCGTGGCGTACAAGTGGGTGTCACCGGGGCGTGTCGGTGTGGCCGACCGCATCGTGCTGCTGCCTGGTGGCGTGGTGTGGTTCGTGGAACTCAAGACCGCAACGGGCAGACTCTCGCCGTGGCAGAAGCTGTTCGCGGCGGAAATGGCGCGGCTGGAATTGAATTACATTGTAATTAGATCAAAGGAGGAAGTTGATGGATTCATTAAAAAAGCAAGTGGACGGTGACCACTATAAAGACATGCCGATCCAGCCTGTGCAGTATATCCACAGCAACGGCATTGGATATTTTGAAGGAAACGTAATCAAATACGTTAGCCGTTGGCGCGCTAAGAACGGCATAGCCGATCTGGAGAAGGCCAAGCACTACATCGAGCTGCTGATTGAGCTGGAGTCACAGTGAACTATTACAACGAGTTTGACCCGTATGCCGCGCAGTGGCTACGCAATCTGATTGAAGCGGGGCATATTCCCCAAGGTGAAGTAGACACAAGGAGCGTCAAGGATGTTAGAGCCAGTGACCTTACCGGATTTGTTCAATGCCATTTCTTTGCCGGTCTTGGTGGTTGGAGCCACGCCCTGCGCCTTGCCGGATGGCCCGACGACCGACCTGTTTGGACGGGCAGTTGCCCCTGCCAACCCTTCAGCGCAGCCGGTGCAGGGGGGGGGCGTTACAGACGAGCGCCATCTCTGGCCTGTCTGGTTCAATCTTATCCGCGAGTGCCGCCCTGGAGTCGTCTTTGGTGAGCAAGTTGAAGCAGCGGTTAAGCACGGATGGCTCGATCTTGTTCAATCTGATTTGGCGAGTGAAGGCTATGCCTGCGGGGCGGCAGGTATACCGGCTTCGTGCGCAGGCGCGGCGCACATTAGACAACGACTGTGGTTCGTGGCCGACGCCAATAGTGGGCGACACGACGGGTGGGCCACGGCCACCGGACGACAAGCGGGGGCCAGCGCCAGGGTTGCAAGCAGCAGCGCATCTGACCAGTTGGCCGACAGCCAGCGCGAGGGATTGGAAGGATACGTCAGGGATGAGCGAAACCGGGACGAACCCAGACGGCTCAACGCGCAGCAGGCTGGATCAGTTGCCCCGAGTAGTGGGGTTGGTAGCTTGGGCAACACCACAAGCATCGGACGAAAAATGGCGGTATTCGACGGCAGCAGCAGCAACGCGTCGGCAGGAGTCGGGCAAACAGATGTGCGTGGAGGCCGAGGCGCTTCTAGTCCAAGCAACGGATTCTGGTCTGACTGCGATTGGCTCCCCTGCCGCGACGGAAAAGCCCGGCCAGTTGAACCCGGCACATTCCCGCTGGCTCATGGGGTATCCGCCAGAGTGGGACGCCTGCGCGCCTACGGCAATGCCATCGTCCCGCAAGTCGCGCAAGCCTTCATAGAGGCGTATCTTGAAACTTAGACCTTACCAAGAGACAGCCGCCGACTTCCTCTACGAGCGGGACAGGGCGATGATCCTCGCACCCGTCGGCGCGGGCAAGACCGCCATCACGCTCACCGCGATGCGCGACATGCTGGCAGCGGGCGTGGTGCAGCGGTTCCTGGTCATCGCCCCCAAGCGTGTGGCCGTCAGTGTCTGGCCGGCAGAGGCCAAGCTGTGGGCGCCGGGGCTGTCCTTGTCGGTTGTCATCGGCACACCGACGCAGCGGGTCAAGGCGCTACAGGCCAACGTGCAGGTGGTGGTCGCTACCTACGACAACCTGCAATGGCTGGCAGAGCAGCAGCTACGCTTTGACGGCGTGGTGTTCGACGAGCTAACGCGGCTCAAGAACCCCGCTGGACGGGCCAAACGCAAGGGGCTAAAGCCTGGCGAAAAAGCAAAACCAAAAAAAGGCGCGCGGGCGTTTGCGTTGGACAGCATTTTACCAATGATGAAAATCCGGTGGGGGCTGACCGGCAGCTTCACCAGCAACGGGCTGGAGGACGTATTTGGCCAGTGCAAGGTGATCGACCAGACGCTGCTAGGCCGCGCCAAGGGCGCGTTCCT